AAGAAGAACCGGTGCAGCTACTGGTCCCTTTGGTAGGGAACAAATAAAAGCACCAGCCGCAGTTCCATTGTCAGCAAGTGCAATAGTCTGCGGAAGTTGTACTTCCTGGATAAAGACGCCGGGTCTACTGAATGTAGCCATCCGGTTTTCTCCTTCGTGTTAGTTGGTTACTTGGGTTTACTTTACTTAGACCGATTTATAAACCACTATTCGATTAGTGTTGTCGCGATATTTGGTGGGCTTGTTACTTCATACAGCTGTGTGAGTTCCTGCGTGAGGTACTCAGCACTGATCTGTATGGTGTAGACATTATTGAAAAGACGCTTGTCGTTCTCAGTAGTGTCTCGCTTGACGAACCCTAATACATCAAGCCTGCGAACAGTGTTGTCCTCAGGAATGAGTAAGAGTCCAAATCTAAGTGGTAGTCTTTTTGGGCTAAAGAGAGCGTTAATGATCTGACGATCATGGCGTGGGTAACGAGACCACGTGCTTACTTGATAGACCAGGTTGACTGGGATTGGATACATTGTAGCAAAGTCTGTATTTGGGTCAGTACCTTCTGGGGCATAGATAAGATTTCCATAGCCACGGGCAGCACGCTCAAGAGCCTCATTGATTCCAATAAGGTCGATTGTGATGTATGGGTAGGACTGCTGACGTATTTCTTTATCAGGCTGACCAAAGAACACACCTACAGGGCGGGTAGAGCTTCCGGTATCTGAGACTGTGATGCCTGAGAGTAGGCTCTTGAGAGCAGAGTCCTCATTAAGAAGCATAGGCATTAGATGCGACCCCCGTCCATATCAAGCATGAATGTACGAATCACAGGATTAGGTGGGGTGATTTCAGTCCCAAACTCGAGAGTAAATACTTCATCTTCGATATCTTTTGGATAACTGATATTAAACTTATCGCCATCTACGACGATAGAAAGCATTCCCGCCACATTAGTTGGCCAACCACAATAGATGGCATAACGGCGAAGCTTAGAGCTGTACTCATTGGCTGAGGTATTGAAACCCTTAGCTATAAGTTTGTTGACAGTATTGCGAAGCTCACCCATTCTTCTTTACTCGCTTCACAGCTTGTCCGATTAGGTAGCCTGCAACAATCCCTTTGAGGACTTTCTTTGAGCCGTTATTAGACAGCCCGACAGCACCACGAACAAACTCCGCCTTATCAGCATCGGTTTCTTCCCGATTTAGGCGTTGAGCGAATAGAATCATTTGGGTTCCTCCACAAGAGGGTACTGCAGCAGGTTCCGGATTACTCCGGCGTCAGGTAAAGCATAAAGCAAAAATGCCCCTTGCGGGGCATTAAAGCTTACTTCTTTTTCTTGACCTTCTTAGCCAAGGCCTTGTCCATCTTTTCATCTTCCTTGCGAGATGGCTTCTTTTTGTCCATCTTCTTATCGGCAGCCTCAAACTTCTTCTTCTGAGCCGGGGTCATGCCCTTTTCAAGCTTCTTATCTTGTTCCTTATCGGACATCTTTTTCTTCATTTACTTGCCTTTCTTGGTGGTTGGCTTGCTTGCCTTCTTCTTGCAAGCACCCTTGCAATTAGGCTTTGAGCATCCGCATCCGCATGACTTGCACATATTATTCTCCGCTTCCTTTGCGATTATGGTATTTTTTGGTAGCAGTTACGCCAGCACCAATGGTGACAGCCCCTGCGAGCTTGGTAAGGTTATAGGTCTTACCTCCGCCTGGGTGGTGGACTTTAACGTCCTCCCCATGCTTATCTACAACGTGGGTTTTGCCAGCTGCTTTAAACTTAGCGGCTGCTTTCTTCTTTGTTACGGCTTTTGGACGAGATGAACTTTTAGGCATTTTTATCCTACGTTATAAATAGTCAAATTGGCTGATGGGGATGCTGGACGAGTTGGGTTTGTACCCGCTGCTGTAGCAAGAAGGGACATTCCTGATGCACCAGACCACCAGTGAAATTGAATGTAGTCATTTGGCAGCACAGAAATAGGAGCTTCGATGTTTGCTAAAACCTGTGAGCCCTGCGCACTAGCTGTGGTAAAAGTAAAAGCAGAGGATGGAACTTGAACGCCGTTTTTAGAGAACCAAGTTGTGATGTGATAATCACTTGTACCGCCAGTGAAGTTAAACTGACCTAAAAAGTTAAGGTTGTATGTTCCTGTGTTTGCAAAAACAATCTTACTTTTATCCGATGGGTTGAGGGTCATGCCCTTGCTTATATTGGTTGTGTCCCAAGTAATAAGGTTATCTGCGGTGGTTCCTCCGCTAGTTTGGCTTGTACTTAAAGCAAAGTTGCCGTAGTAAAGCACTGGAGCGGGCGCCTGTGTAATAGAGATCCTCATCGTGTCACCATCAAAAGTGCTATATTAGATGAGCCACTAGAAATTGCATATACGGCCATTTCAGGCCCAAGGTTATCTATGCTAATAGTTGCTCCTGGAGTAAGCAAAGCACCGTAAGAACTAGAGCTAACCCCAGATCCGCCTACGTATACTGTAGCGGAGGAGTCAACGTTTTGAATAGACAGGGTCGCCTCATTCCACGTATAACGGCTTTCTCCTGTTACGGAGTTAGTAATAATTGTGTCTGCGTTAATTAGAACTGAGGTAGAGCTATTTAAACTAACAACGCTGTGGCTTAATGACATATCAGACCTTCTTCAATCGTGGGTTCTTTTTCTTAGCTGCCTTGGAGGCACCTCTTGAGGATGCGGCTAGTATAGCACCGGCACGCTCTTTAGATACGCCTTCTTTTTTAGCAATATTCTCCTGCACCTTTTCAAAGCCTGGGTGCTTACTTGACTTTTTTGCTGCCATTTTTCTTTACCTTCTTTGGTAGTTTCTTCCCCTTAGGAGTATGTTCTTCCCATTTTTCTGCCATCTTAGGGTCGTTTGCATACATCCATTTACGCTGGGCTTGTGATTTAAAAGGCATTCTTATCCTGATTAGGTTCTTGAGGAAGGGTGCTTGGATCAAAGGCAGAGTACTGAGCATAACTCTGGAACTGCGGATCGTTGTCAAGCTCTTCTGGGTTGACCTGCTTGCACTCAATAGAGAGAAGGGTGAACTTCTCCTTGATGATGCCTACAGGAAGAACACGGTTAACGGTAAAGACTTCAGAACGATAGACCACCCTATCACGTAGATAGTCATCTGGGTTGATCTCCATGACACCAAGCTGCGGACTTGTACCTGCGTTAGCCCCTAAAAGGGATAGATGCTTCTCGGCTACATCCACGTTAATAGTAATAGTTAGGGTATCTACGTTATAGAAACCGCGGTCGTTCTGACTAGTCACACCTTGAATAAGCTGAGCTCGTACGGTAGGGATAATAACCGGGCCACGCCATCTACGACCACCTTGGTTGGTAGAGCCTCCCACGTCATAGATAGGGTCTACAACAGTGTTTGCCCCATCATAGAACCACCACTCTACGTTGTTTCCAACGGTGCGGCCTAGTTCTGTGGTGGTTCCGGGTACGAAAGAGTTACGCTCGTACCTGATGTCGAAGCGTCCTTCTTTGTTTTCTCCACGCATGCTATCAGTCTACCTTATCGGTTGTAGTCTGTAGGAATATACCCCTCTTGGAAGGGTCCGTATTTGATGTTTACCTTTGTGTACTCGGTAAACTTCTTGACCTTTTCAGCATTTGCTGGGTCTTTGATAAAGCGCAGCCAAGACTCTTTAATCCCGCCAATATACTCTTCATTTGGAATAAGCCTAGGGTTGGCTCCAGTGACCCGGTACGCAGGATGGTTAACGTCGGGGCTAGTATTATTTTGAAATAGGTGAGAAAGGGGGACAACCATATTTGGAAATACCAGAGAGAAGCCAGCACTAAGAAGGTTCATAGTTTGGACTATTTCTTCTTCCCAGAAGATAGTATCTATTCCTAAGCCTGTGTTTTCAATATAGTTTTTATTGGAAAAAGCAAACTGAGCATTGAATTTAATACAAGGTAGGTATAGTTCATCTCTAACTATGCCTTTAGTACGAAGATTGTGATCCTTCCAAGCAGGAATGCCTGTGTCGTACCAAGTACGAAACATCATAATAGGGTAGGAAGCAAGCTTATCTTTATCCTCTGAGACACGTTGATCATTATCTAAATGAACGTACATAGGAAGATATGAGGTCACAATTGTCTTAGGGTTGTTAGTTTCTTTTAAAGCGCCTTCATAGATATCAATCAGCTTAGTGTCCCATCCCTTTTCAAATAAGGTGTGAGAATCAATCTGCAGTATGTAGTCCTCGTCTGTGTACATAGATAGAGAAGAATCTCGACCAAATCCAATAGATGGGAGGTATTCTCCAACCTTAAACCG